AATTTTCCATAAAGCTTCTTCTTTCATTATAATGTCACCCTTTCTTGAAATAATTGAAAAAATGTATCTTTGCCCTTGTCAAAAGGGCTATCTTTATAAGCTAGGAGATTTTCTTTGTCAAAAAGATAAGATATTTGAACATATTTTCCATACTTTTTGTGCATATTATATAATTTTTCTGTCCATCTAATCCATTCGGCATCCCCAATTTCTTTAAACTGTTTATCAAAAGCGATAATAACCTCTTGAACTCCAAGAGATAAAAGCAAAGAAACTTGATAACTGATTAAGCTACTTCCGCAACAAGCAACACAAATATTATTTTCTTTGCCTAAAAAAGTTTCACATTGTAAAGAACTCTTTTCGCCTTCCGCAACGATTGCTTTCTTTATTACTTTAATATTATCTTTTGTTCGATTAAGATTATATAAAGAAAAACCAAGAGGGTGATTGTACATCTTGCCATTTAAGACTGCGGGCTTGTATTTTCCATATTTTTCCTCTTCTTGAATTAAAGTTCGTTCTCTGATTCCAATTAAATTATTCTCTATATCATAATGAGGAATAATAACACTATGATTTACCGCATTATAAGCAATTCCGCAATCATCCATCACTTCTTTTGATATACCATCTTTTTCCCACTCTATGATATGCGGATGTGGGAGGTAGGATAAAATTGACTTATCATAGATATTTAATTCGACTCTAGGTTTTTCTTTTATTTCTTTATCTTTTTCATAATTTTTAAAAATATCCCAATCCGCTAATCTATCTAAAGATACTTCTTCTTGGTCATCAAATAAAATAATTCCAAAATAATTGGCTACATAAACAATAGCTTGATAAAGAGAAATTTTTTGAACTTTCATAACTAAACTAAATAAATCAAAGGAATCTCCACAATCAGTAAAACAATGAAATAAATGAGTATTCTCCCAATAATAAAGTTTATATGTTCCTTCTCCTCTCTTGTTGTGACAGATAGTTTTAGATATTAAATATCCATCTTTTAGTTGCGGCTCTCCTCCCAATTCCGCAACTAAATCGAATACTTGTTCTAAAGATAAAGAATTTTTTATATCATCTTTGTCTAACATAGCTTACCTCTTTTTTAAAACGCTGACGCTGGATTTGGCTTTATTTTAATCTTTAAATCTTCAATGTTCATTAATTCATAATTATAGTCAGTTACAAACATTGGGTCAATTTTACATACTCCTCTTCTATCTTTGCACCACAATAAAATATCTTTATATCTTCCTCGTCTATTCTTATAAATAGACATTTTTATAGAGGGGGCTTCAAATCCGCCTTGCTGTAAGACGGGCTGCAAAGCTTCTAAGTCTTTCTTTGTTACAGGAAGAAGAATCATACCAAGGTCTACTTTATCTGCAATACTTTTAGCACCACGAAGAAGATTTTGGTCGAATACTGATGCTTCAACATAATTACCATTTAACTGAGTTGCGGTAATGATAAAAACACCATATTGATTGCATATATCCTTTAATTTTACAGATAGCATAAATAATACGTTATCTTCTCGCAATCCTTTAACACCAGCTTTTGAAGTAACCTCTGATAAAATTTTCATACTTGAATGCAAATAATCAAAAGCAACATACTTCACCTTATACTCTTGAATACAGTATTTAATAGTGCTTTCTATATCTTGTAAAGAAAAGTCGGGCAATTGTTTTAAGTATAAGGGGCTTTCCGCCAAAATTTGACTTGCCTTTATAACTCTTTCAAATTCATCATCTGTATAGTTGCCATTTATGATATTTTCTTCATTAACATCTGAGATAAAAGCCAATGCCATTGTTTGTACTTCTTCTATATCTTGCTCGGTTGCTATGAATAAGCTTGGTTCTTTTGTACCATTTTGTTCCCAAGTTTTCGTTTGTGGATTATATAAAGTATCACAAGCAAAAGTGCAAATGTCTGCAATCATACTACGAGTATTATGAGTAACAATATAATCATTCATTAGAAATAAATGAGAATCATTATCAACTGTAAAGCAAGTCATATTAGTTTTTGTTGTTGTTTTTTTTATATCAACAATAGCTAAATGGTCTTTATATTCGTTTCTTTTTTTACTTTTCGCATAAGATACCGCCATTTTATGCTTATAACTTAAACTAAACATATTAGGCTTTACCTCTTTTTTTGCTTGAATATGAATAACATAGCATTCTCCCGTTGTGTATTTATTTGTTCTATTGTCTATAAGATAAGTAGCAATCATACCTAAACTTCTTACTAATTCAATAACATCATCTCTTAATTGAGGACTGACTGTAGTAAAACTAACTTTGCCTTCTTTACTGATATTGCCATCCGTATCTAGCAAACCTTTTAATAAATCATATCTTTGTTCAATAGAACCTAATAAATATTCTTGCGGAATAAATTTTGTTTCAGATTTTGTTTGCCATAATTCAGAATAATCTTTTAATAATTCTTCTACCCATAAATTATGTTCTAGGTTATTTCTTGATTTAAAAGTATAATTATAATTAAATTGACTACTCTTTTTACAAATATATTCCTCGCCAAGAATTGAAGCAATTTTATTAGGCAATTCATCAGTTTGAGAGCTAAAAGAAATAGCTTTATTGTTATTACTATATCTAAAACTTCCATCTCCTAATAAAGCGCCCATTACATAAGGGTGTACAGAATAATTTTTGGCGGGATATTCTACCGCTTCGTTAAGTCTGATATGAAATCTATATCCTTTATTCTGAGCATCTTTTAAACCGTTTTTTAATTTTAAAGTTCTAGCATATAGTTCCTCGATACTTTCTACTCTATACTCCTTTTGCCTATGTCCTTCGTAACGATACTCCCATAGGTGGTCTTTACAGCATTTAGCAATTCTTCCATCTGAAAATGTAACTTCCCAAATTTCTTTTTCTTCCGATTGAGGAAATCTTGCTAAAACAGTAGTTGGTTTTCCGTCCTGTCCAAATAAGGAGTCTCCAACTTTTATGTCTCCAACTTTTCTCCAACCAATAGGAGTAGGTATTAGAGTTTCATTAGGAATTGCTTTACCCAAGCCCGTTGCGGCAGAACGTAAGTAGAGTTTACTTAATCGTGCACCTCGTGTTATGGTGTTAATAATTGAACCATACATTGGATAGCCTATTTCAGGGGTCTGTTGTAATCTTCTAATTAATTCTTCTGCTCCATCTCCCGCCTGAGAAAAATCATCTTGTAAGTTATCTACATATTTTAATCTAATTGAAGTGATTTTTTTATCAATGGTTTCCGCAATATCCTCAATCTTTGTGTTATCAAGCCAATCCTCCTGTGCTTGCTTTTTCTTTACATCAAGAATGTTATTTATGTCATATAACCAAGATAAATCTAAATTTGCTTTTTCATTATACATTCTTAGGAGAGTCATTTTCTTCATCCTAGAATAATAATAATCAAAAGTAGATAATTGTGTCATTTCTTCTAGCTTACTTAAATAATCCCTTCCTTGATTCACTTTATAAATAGCAAATTTAGATGGTCTTTGCTCTAAATAATTCTCAATCATCATAGGACTAATTTCTTTTGAACCTAATTCGTGTAAATTATATATAGAAGCAAATAAAATTCTATGAAAATCCTCGGTGAAATCTTGCTCGTTAAAATGATATTGTTCATTATCTAATAGAGAGGGGTTTTTGTACACGCATCCTATCACTTGAATAATAGACTGAATATCAACATATCTTACACTCACTTTTATTCCTCCTCAAAATTAAATAATTTTTTCTTTTTTATTTTCTTCTCTGGGGCAAAAATTTCAATTTCTTTAGTTTCATATTGATATTGTGAAAAATCTTTCTCCTGATTAGCAAGTTGAGCTAACCATAACGCATAATAGTATTTTTCTGCCTCTTTATACATATATTCAACAATAGCAATACTTCCTTTTGCTCTTGCCACAGGATTCTTTTTTATTTCATAGAAATATTTTAGAGTTTTTACAATTCCATTAACAGAATATCCATCTTTTAAATATCTTTTAATCTGTCTTTGGATTAAAGGATAATTAGCTTCATCCCCAAATAACTCTTGGCAACAGTCTAAAATAGGGCGAGTGTCCTCTTTTTCTTCTGTTACCTTTTTCTTCTTTTCTTTTGGAGGTTTCATTGGAACTAACTCGGTACAGTCAGGCTGACAAGCTTGATGAGCATATCTTCTGTGACCAACATAAACAGCTTGCTCCTTATCTGTATCAAACTTTTCTCCGCAAACTTTACATATAATTATATGAGCCATTTTTTCACCTCTTTTTTCTTATATTATATTATAACATATTTTTTAAATAAAATCAAAGCGTGACCAAATTAGCCACGCTTCATAATCATTAAAGTAACTCTTTAATTTCGTCAACAATCAATTCAAGCTGTTCAACTTGATTTCTTGTACATTGATTTACTTTTTTACCAGTACCTAAATACTTATCGGTTATTTCGATTATCTTTGGCTGATATTTATTAGTGAAATCTTCTTCGCTATTGTTATTGACAAGAGAGTTAATGATTGAATTAAATTCCTCCATTAAGGCATCAAAATCAAGCTCTTTTACCGCAGAATAATGAATACGCTCAGATGTAACAGCGGATGCACCATTTTGTCTCTCCTCTTCATCAATAGCTCTATTCAAAGCTTCTGTCAATTCCTTATAACCAAAAGGAATCTTAGCCTCCATATAAGGAAATCTTGATTTTGCTTGAACTGAACCATCAGAACGAAGAATCATATAGCGGTTTTCGGTACCTGCTTCCTGATAGCCGTACCCCTGAATATCACTCATATCTCTTACAATATTATTAATACTATCAGAAACAGTAGGAACAATCTTTGTAAATTCTGTACCATCAGGTCTTATAAAAGTTTTTTCTTTTGAGTGAGAAATAAATAAAACAGCATACCCCTGTAAAGTTATTCCTCTAAAAACTTCCTCAAATTCTTTCTTAAATGCCGACCAGCCACCGCCATAAGCTATCTGACCTAATTTTTCTACGTTATTCTGATTACAAATATACTTCTCGCACAAAGACGCTGCAATATCAACAGTATCAAGAGCAACCGCTTTATACTTCTCTTTCATTCTATCGTCTTTCAAGAATCTTGCCATTGTCTTAATATCAGACCAACTCTGCATTACCTTTGCATAAGCACCAGACATAGCGTGAGTACCATCTTCGCAAGCGATAATTAAAGCACCCATATCTTTTGCTAAAGTAGTTTTACCAACTCCGCCTTCTCCATAAACATAAGTTATATAACCTGAAAGGTCTCTACTTACTGTTGAAGGCTCCAAATTCAATAAATCGTCTAAAGTAAAGTTTGCCATTATAAATTAATCTCCTTTTAAATTCAATAGAAAAGATAAGAGGGAATAAATCCCTCTTGTATATTAGAAACTAAACTGACCAGCGGGAATGCTTGACATTGTTGCGGGAGTAGGGGTAGGTGCTGCCGCCATCGCATTACCTCTATTTGTCATACGGCTTTCATAGCTCTGCTTTGTCTCAGCAAGATGAATTTCTCTATCCTGTCTAGCCTTCTGCAAATCTTCTACTGTCATAACATCATCATCACCGAAAGAATATGGATTAGGAGATGCCCAATCGATAACCCACTCTCTAATATTTCTTTCTACCTTTCTTACCGTCTTACCAAAAGCACCATCTGTTTCAATGTCTTTTGAGATTGTCTTAGAAACAATATTGCCCTCAACTCTTGTAAAGATTGGCTCACGCTCAGAAGCTTCAAGTCCCTCAAAATATGAGATACCATTAGGATCTCTTACTACAAGGTCTACTGGTTGTAAAGCATTTTTGAAATCAAATACCATACCGCTAACCTTTGCATAATCTTCCTGAATACCCTTATCAGGGTCTGCTTCCACGTGAGAAACATTTGTAATAAGAATATCTGTGTTAAAACGACTTCTTACACTCTCATTCTCATTAAGGCTATTGATAATAGAAACAAAACCACCCTCGTGAGCCTTTGCAGAAACAAGAACGCCCTCATTGTTATAGAAATCATTAACAGAAAGAGAAGTGTCTACTCTTACCATTGTAGCTTCGTCCTTACCAACAGTAAGCCAAGTCTTATTACTCTCGATAATGCTCTTTAAAACATTATAAGTTAAATTAGTCTGATTCTTCTTTGTAAGAGGAGTTACATAACTAAAATGAATATCAATGACATTTAAGCCACTTTCGTCTGTTGCAACATACAACTTGCCGCCAATGAACTCTTTTCCATAATTCTTAGAGTCCCTATTCTGAACGGTCTTAATCTTCAAATCGTGCTGATAAACTCTTCCTTCAATTCTTTCTCTGTTGATAGTCTTTTTAATCATATTTTTTTCCTCACTTTTTATTTCTTATTTTTTATTATAATTAATTATATCATATTTTTTTAAATAAATCAATTTAGGATTCTTTATCCTCGTCAAGCTCATCTAAAAAGATAAGTTCTTGTGCATAAGGAAGGGTTCTCGCCCAAGAGATAAAATTAGGAACGTTAGGATTATCTTTTCCGCTCCACTCATTAAGCTTATGGAAACGTCTTTGTCCTTTACTACACATACCTAACAAATTCTCATAATTCATTGTAACAGTTCGAGTCTGTAGCCAAGACTCAGGCAACCATCTTATCAATTCTTTCCAATACTTCTTATCTTTTGTTTCAAGATATTTTTGGCGGAGAGACTCACAAAAGTGGATGATATTCAGGATTTCTTCTTTATTCTCACCACTATAATCATCCATTTCAAAACAGTCTATTGTAATTGGAGTTGTAGCTAACTTGTGCATTGTTGAAGTAGAATTTGCTACTGTCCCTACTTTATATGTGTCAGCTTCTTTCCACCAATATAGCGGAGCGGTAATGTCTACTGATACGAATATCTGTCTCATAAATTTTCTATGCTCAGCTCCGGCACTAATAAGCGACTGTAACAAAGTTAAATCTTTCTCTCCAATAATAAAATGTTCATCTACTGTACAAAAATACTCAGAATCTTTCATTGGACAAAGTTCAGGAAAAGTTAATGGACAGCTCTCTTTTTCACAGGTAAAGCTATCACTTCTATTCCAACTATTCTTAGGATTTCTAGCTCCTCTTATGGCGTGTCTAAAACCCCATACCTCAGTATTTGAAAATTTCATATTTTTTCTCC